CCCAAGCAAGCCACGCACAAACTTATTGGATTGCAGGAACTTGTAGACCACCGGAGACTTACGGAAGTCTAAATTCAAGCCAGCAACGGGTAGCTCTTTGCTGGATGCCTCTTTGGTTTTAGCCATTTTATTCTCCGCAAAAACAAGCAATGCCTTCTTCGGTATCATTAAAAACCGTTAATTGTTCGGCAGCAAATTGCATCATGCTTGCATAGCCAGGGCGGTCTTTGCGAAAAGTAGCGCCGCTTGGCTTGGATGCCAATGCCAATGCCTCCATGTTTGCCCACCAAATAGCTCGATCCGGTCTTTCTGCAATTAAAGTCATAACTTGATTTGCAGGTTTAAGAAAACATAAATCACAATTACCTGCCAATGTCCTGCCGTTATATGTAGGCAACTCTAAATTAAATGATTGTTTTGCCCAAAAGTCACCAACATCGTAAACACTTACTTTTGCAGTAAATAATGGAATCCTGCGTTTATCCGCTACTTTTGCCGCCCTTCGTGCTTCGTCAAAACGCAAACCTATCCATGACGCGTTCTCTAATTCTGATTTTGTGCAATCGTCAAACAATCCAGAGTGTTTAAGAAAACACGCCATAGTGCGTATTTTTAATTCACTTGTGCAAAACCTTGTTACTGGGTTTGGCAAATACTGACGTTTGCGGATAATTGCTTCAAACGGTTCACCGTTCCGTGCAGCCGTTTCATAAGTAACTTCCTTGTACCGATGCTCAGGCTCTTCGTGATCTTGGTATTCAATCCAATGTATTTTGACACCCCAATTAACGGAGCAATCATTTACAAACTTGAGCGTAGCCTCCTCCTCCTTGCCTGTGTTAGCGAAACAGACAACTGCATCTTTCGGCAATTTCCCGCTATGCGCCTGCAATATTTGATAAAGCATATAGGCGGAAGTCCTGCCGCCAGAAAAACTTATGCACGTTGGTTCGGTAATCAAATAAGGATTGTTTGTCATTTATATATCCGGTTATTCTTTCATGTCGATGTCTTCAGGGGCTTGGACATTGATACCAATGACAGAGGGTTTATCAGAGCCGTCATCAGGTGAGTCAAGTAGACCAGAAGCCTTAGCAAGCAGCCTGAGTACACCTACTTTGTCATAGAGCTCAATGTCAAGTGTACGGGTCGTGTTGCCATCCTTGTCGGTACGCTCATTGACTTTGATAGACTTAATGGCTTGCAGAGCGTGTTCAGGTATATCTCTAGATGCCTTGACCTTGACATTACCTTGCTCATCCCACGACATGATGTCTGTGAGCTTGGTATTTGCCATACACAGCAAAGTGTAGGCAACGGCTTCACGGTTGTGGACAATGGTCTCCGAGCGCTCAAGTCGGCGTTGGATGGAGCGTACCCCACCCCAGCCATTTAGACTCGGAACCTGTCTGGCAACTCTGGCTTTAGTCATGGCTAAAACGGGATCGAATCGTCTAAGTCAGCAACAGGCTGGTAGCCGTTGACCTTAGCCGTATCATGTGCAGCAGAGTAGACAGGAGCAGGAGCAGCCACCTGATTGCCCACCTTGACTGCCAACCAAGTCTTACCGTCCTTAGTCTTCTTCTTGCTGATGTCCAAGTAATGCGTCTTCCCGTCAGGCAGCAACACCTTGCCACGGAAGTCAGCGTGCCAGTCCTCCTTCTTATCCTCGTTTGCAAATGCACTGCCTTGACCTGGTCTAATCTCGTATGCCATCAAACTCTCCATAGCCCTTTTCAGGCGTTTAAATTAGGCTACCCATATGCAGGTAGCACCCTACCACTAAACTCGTCTAATTCGTACTCTGGCGAAGTCTAGAAACAACATCGGTATCCCTCACACTCCCCACCCAAAACCCGTTCTCACGCAATACCATCCCAATCTCACGCATCTCAACTGCGGTTCGGCAGCGGCGGTCTACGCCAAACTCGCCAACCCTGTGTTTGTCAAAAGCAGTCGTGGAGTTAAACGCCTCGCCACACATTCGACACTGATTCCGATCACCAGATAATTTCATATGTCACCTCGTTTACCTAGGAAAAATTGAGGGGGACACCCCATCGCTACCCGTGAGGGGGTGGGGGGCAAAGGGTCGCTTTCCTGTGGTGCCTGGCGCTTCGCTTTCCCTGTGTAGCCATTTGCCTTTGCTTTGCACGCCTGCAATAGGCATACACCCCAGCCCCTGCCCTTCTCGCACACGTCACATACCCCCATCATGCCACCTTGTCCAAATGCCATACGCCCGTTTGGATTGTGTTCACCTAGCCAGTAGGATCTCTCGACACATGGCAGCTGTGCTCTTGTCCTGGTGATCCCTGAGCGCTTGCCTCAATTCCAATTCTGTCACGCCTGCATTGCTCAACCGTTCCAACATCCCGATATCATCCTCAGATAATCTTGATCTCATATCATCATGTGTTAACACTAAGGTTAAAACCTTATCAAAAGATATATTGATAACCTTATCATTATTGTTAACATTATTATCTTTATATACTATATCTTTACATATATCTTTTCTTTGTTCAGACAACTCTCTACGGTTGTCAATGTAACCATCTTCCGATAAGTTATCCACAGGGTTATCCACAGGCTTTCGCTTCGCTTTTTGTATCGTTTCTTTCATCTTTCTAACTGTCATAGTGTCACCTTTTACGGGTTTATAGACTTGTTTGTTTGCCTCAACTGGTGTCTTGAATGCTGTCTTCACCAACTCTACCAAACGCTTTTGGTTGTCTCTGGCCTGCTGTTCTGTAATCATTTCCTGTTCTTTCATGGCCTCTCTCTCTTGTCTTTCCCTGATGTAAGGCGCTCTAAGGTCTTCACTGGATCCTATACTTGCCTTCGCTATTGTGTCTTCAACTGTCAGGCTATCATCAAATATCACTTGTATTGTGTTTCCCCTGATACCCTTGAATCCTTTATTTATTATCCGGATATATCCCAAGTTAATCAGTATCCTGTAATGCTTACTGACCGCCTGTTTAGTCACGCCCAAGTCTTGCCCTACCCTTTGTAAACTAACCCATGTAATGCCAGCCTTATTGCAAAATGACGCTATCGCTGCGAGGGTTTTCAACTGGTGAGGCGTTAACCTTTTGTCTGCTATTGCACGCCACGGTATTACACAAAACGAGCGCTTGTCTGGCTGCGCATCCTGTTGCATTACCTTGCGCTTGCGCTTTGGTAGATCGAACGCAACAGGGTTCAGGCCTTCGCTCTGTGTTTCCATATCCTAACCATTTCCTGTCTCAGTGTGTCTCTCGCAGCCTCGCCCCTCTTATCTTGTACCCTTGCCAAATACAGCGCCTTAGTTACCGTTTCACTCTTAGCACTGCGCTTGCTTACTTTATCCGGCAATCGCAAGGCATAAAGCGCCTCACAATAACGCCTCCAGTCTTCGCTGTTTGTATCGTATTCAATACCGTATTCAGTCCGCATTGAGTAACGCTATCGCATCATCAATAGATTCAATTCTAGCCACCAAGCCACCACGCCAGGCTTCATTCCAAGCAAGCTGCGCAGGCGTAAACTTGGCCTTGCTATTTCGCTTTACCTCTACCAGTACAGTTTTGCCACGATAGCCCACGAGTAAGTCAGGGCAGCCAGCGCCCACGCCTGAGAGATCATGCACCACAGCGCCAAACGTGCGCAGCGCTTGCACAATTTCCCGTTGATTGACGTCTACCCGCTTTGCTCTCATGCCTTACCTAATAGCGCATCAAGGCGGGTTTGCGTGCCTGTGTACCTGTCAGTCAATGCGTGCCGGATGAGCTCATCTATCAGGCTTGCACGGCTGCGCCTTTGGTCAATAGCAGCCGCATCTAGCAGCGCTCTTGTATCAGGCCGCAACCGAATAATGAAAGGCTTATTATCAGTGCTCATATATCCCCCAAGTAATACCGCCTTGATACCATACAGCCACAGCATAGCGCAATAGATTGTGCCTATTAGATTATGCAAACCGATTAAAAAGTATTTGTTTACATGCTAAACGGTATGCGCTTACTATCTGTCTACGGTATCGCATCGATACCGAATTAACCACCGAAAGGGGATTATTAAATGAGAGTAACTACCGTAGACAACATCACCAGAGAAGATAACTCAGAATATAGCAAGATTGAGTTTGATACCAAACACGTTGCTTTGCTTAACAAAGGTGAGACACGTTTTACCGTACTGACACCTAAAGGGCGCAAGGCTAACGATAAGATTTCTTATGATGCAATCAAAGCGATTAACGCATACTACGATCAATTTTTAAATTAAACGGGGCGCAAGCCCCATCACTGAGAGAGATCATGCAAAAACACTACATCAACATCGGTCAAAAACAGTACACGGTTGTGCGTCACGACAACGGCGCTGTCAGCATCTCCACCACTTGGGAATCAATTGTTCCAAGCACGGTGTCGAGCGCTTGCCCAAGCTACAGCCACCGCCACGCTTCGATCGATCCAAGCGGTCGCCTTGGTAAAAAAATCATTGCTGCTTTAGGTTAACAGGGGCTTACCAAATGAGAAAGAAAACTGTTTTTACGTTGGGTGCTTGGTCAGTTGTTCGCCACGAAAGTTTGGGCAGAGTTTCCCCTAATGAACCGTCGTGGAGCGTGTACTTCGACGGCAAGTTCTATTGTTCACAAATAACCAAAAAACGCTGCATTGCTTTTATTCAAGAAAGCTCAAAAATTATTGCTTAATCAACCGATAGGTGAATTAAATGAAACAGTCTAAACCCTCATACCTTTTTGATGTTTTGTCAGTTGTCCTGTTTGCGGCCTGCATTGTTGCCGCTTGCTTTATCTAAGGGGCTCAACATGAAAACAAAACTTACACCCATTGCCCACGGCATCAAGATTTCTATTACTAGCAAACTTGATGGGATCCGGTCTTGGTCCCTCCAGGCGCTAGATACTTGCCCTGGCTCGATCGCTTCGCCCGGTGAATTAGTGCCAGCATGTAAAGGATGCTACGCAACAACGGGTAATTATCGCTTCGCTAACGTGAAAGCGCCTCGCCTGCATAATCAGACAGACTGGCAGCGCTTAGAGTGGTGTGATGATATGGTTGCAGCGCTTAATAAAGACAGATATTTTAGGTGGTTTGACAGTGGCGATATGTACCATGTTGGCCTTGCTGAAAAGATGCTAGAAGTTATGCAGCGCACGCCTTGGGTTAGTCACTGGCTGCCTACCAGAATGCACAAGTTCCCCAAGTTTAGAGGCGTGCTGCAAGCAATGGCGGCCTTGCCTAATGTAAGCGTGCGCTTTAGCAGCGATAGCGTGACAGGCGAATATACCAGCGGCCTGCATGGCAGCGTGATAATCCCTACACCAAGCGACGTACAAGACGGCATGAAATTATGCGAGGCTTATTCGCACAATGGTAAGTGCAATGGCTGCCGTGCATGTTATGACAAGAGCGTCGATGTTATCGCATACCCTGCCCACGGTGTGAGCATGATGAAAGTTATTCGTATTATTAAACAAGTAAAGGCGGCCTAATTATGAAACTGACAAACAAAAACCTAGAGCTTCTCGCACAGTATGCAGCTATGCGTACTGGATGCGAAAAGGCGCTGGAATTACTACAGGATCCAGACGCCTCAGACTTTGATGCAAACAAGGTGATTCAATTTTTACGGATTGTATTAGGGGATAGAAAATGCAACGACTAAACACCTACAAAATGACGGCATGGCTAAAAGTCACAATTGAAATTGAGGCGCAGGATGATGACGAGGCATGGGATGAGGCGCAGGCCGCACAATTAGCAGACTGGAATCAAGGCGAATTAGAGATCATAGACTGCGAAAATTTGGGGGCCGTACAAAATGACAGCGATTAAATACATAGCTTACTACAGGGTTAGCACTGACAAACAAGGCGTCTCAGGGCTCGGTCTTGATGCGCAGCGATTCGCAGTTGAGGCGTACACAAGAGGCGGCGAGATTCTAGCAACCTATGAGGAAATCGAATCAGGCAAGCGCCGTGACAGGCCTCAGTTAATCGCAGCGCTGGCCCACGCCAAGCGCTGTAAAGCCACACTGATTATCGCTAAACTGGACAGGCTAGCACGCTCGGTACACTTTATATCCGGCTTGCTTGAATCAGGCGTTCAGTTTATATGCGCTGATATGCCCGAGGCTGACAAGGTATTTTTGCAGATGATGGCGGTATTCGCAGAGTATGAGGCCAAGAAAATCAGCGAGCGTACAAAGGCGGCACTAGCGCAGGCAAAGCGCAACGGCAAGCGCTTAGGCTCACCATGCCCAGCACGAGGCGGAACGCTTGGGGCAGTGGCTATGAGTGACAAGGCAAGCGCTTACGCCTTGCGAGTGTTGCCCGTGGTGAGGGATATCCAAACCGTGGGCGGCGCTCAAACCCTGCGAGATATAGGGGCAGCGCTTACCGCACGAGGCGTGCAAACACCACGAGGCGGCACGGCTTGGCACCCCTCACAAGTCAGAAATTTATTAGCCAGGGCAGCATAGGTGAGGGTGCGGGGATTTTTTATTCTTAAAAACTGGGGGAAATATGTCGGAAATTATTAGCTTGCTTTTTTATCTTGTAATTATTGTGCCTGTTTGCATGGCAATTGGTGGACTTTTGACATGGATGGAACGCAGACACCTTGCGTATAAGCGTAAGAAATTTATCGCTGACTTAGGAGAAAAGATATGGACTTCACAAAAGTAAGATTTAACGGTGCTGATTACACGCCTGAGCGTGACAATCAAAGGCTAGGTAAGCAGTTAGACAGGGTAGTGTGGGCGATGCAGGATGAACAGTGGCACACACTCAGTGCAGTGGCACGCATGACGGGAGATCCAGAGGCAAGCGTGAGCGCACAGTTGCGACACCTGCGTAAGCCTCGGTTCGGTGGTCATACAGTCGAGCGCAGGTATATGAGTAACGGGTTGTATGAGTACAAACTAATTTTAAACACGGAGAATTAAATATGTCTGAGGGAAAATTAACGCCAACAAAAATGATGTCGGCATCACGTCTGCCAGGCTTGCTTGGTCTGTCCAAATACTCGTCCCCCAATGACGAATTGACTATGAGTATTGAGGCGCTCAAGGGTAATGAGCCTGAGCACAAAGAAATTGAGGCCGCAGACTGGGGCAATCGCTTTGAGAATCAGATATTGCAGCAGGCGTGTGAGCGCTTGGGACTGCTCACCTATAACCTGAGCCACACTGAAGCGTCATTTCATCCTGAGTGGCCTCTGTGTTGCAGCCTTGATGGCACAGCCGATGGGCATGGGTTAGTGGTCGAGACCGATCCAGACCGTGGCATATTTGTAGTGGGCAAGGACAGCATTGTGCTCGAAGGCATAGGCGTGCTCGAAGCCAAGCTGACGGGACAAGATGTCGAGGACTCGCCCCCGTTGTGGCGTGGCCCGATCCAGTTGCAAGGGCAAATGGCAATTCTCGGTGCAAAGTGGGGCGCAGTCTGCACGCTATACCGTGGCACTAAGTTGCGTGTGTTTCTGTTCGAGGTACATGAGGCAACACAAGAGCGCATCCGTGCAGAGGTCGAGCTGTTCCAATTGAAACTGGATGCGTACCAGGCAACGGGTGCGATTGACTACTACCCACCACAAGACAGCAAAGACGCTGACCGTGTGTGGGCAGTGGGCAAGGATGATGAGCCCGTCACACTAGATGACCGTGTGGATATGTGGGCGCAGGAAATCTTGGAAGCCAAAGAGGACATGAAGGCAGCCATTGACCTGATCTCTGACCGTGAAGCCAAGATCAAGTCATTTATGCAAGAGGCTACCACAGGCGTGACAGGGCTCTACAAAATCCGCTGGCCTATGCGCCACTACAAAGCCCAGCCAGAACGCATCACAGCAGCTAAACCCGCATCCGTATCACGTCAGTCAACACTTACTATCAAGGAAATCTAATGTCTAATATCGTAACCCGCAGTGGCTTTGCGCCACAGACAATGGCAGAAGCCATGCAGTTTTCAGAGACACTCGCAGCCAGTAGCATGGTTCCCCGTCAGTATCAGGGTAAACCCCAAGACATCTTAGTGTGTGTGCAATGGGGCTTAGAGCTCGGTCTCGCACCCATGCAGGCGCTACAAAATATTGCCGTGATTAACGGCAAGCCTAGTGTGTACGGTGACGCAGCGATGGCGCTTGTGCAGGCCAGTAGCGTGTGCGAGGATGTACAGGAGTTCTTTGAGGGCGAAGGCACAGCCAACCCAATCGCAGTCTGCATTGCCAAGCGCCGTGGTCGCACGCCTGTGACGGTACGCTTTAGTGTCGAGGATGCCAAGCGTGCTGGACTCTGGGGCAAGCAAGGCCCGTGGACACAGTACCCCAAGCGCATGATGGCGATGCGTGCTCGTGGCTTTGCCCTGCGGGATGCCTTTGCTGACGTGCTCAAGGGTTTGATTACAGCAGAAGAGGCACAGGACTACCCCACGGAGCAAGCGCCTCGTGACATCACACCTGCGAAGCCTGCAAACCCATTGGATGCCATCGCCGCACCCGTGGTGGAGCCAGAGGTAGACGTAATTGCAGAGGCACAAGCCAATGCCGCAGCCCAGATGGCAGCAGCCGAGGATGCAGAGGACATTCAGGTGTTTGAGGTGGTTGAGATTGAGGAGGTGGTCGAGCCAGATTATGATGCCAACAATTTCTGGGCGCTGTTTGTGCCAGGCAAGGAGCCGTTCGTGTGTCCAGATCAGCAGGCGTGGGAGCGTGCGTATGAGGAGCTGTGCGATAAAGTGACTAACTCAGCCAAGCTCAAGCCTGAGACTCGCATGGAAAAACTAGGTCAATTGCGTGTAGCCAATGAGCCTATGTTTGCCAAGCTGAATACCGAGGACAAGGTATTGCATATTCAATTTCATAGCGCACGCAAAGCTAAACTGATGGGAGAGCAGGCATGAGCAACCAAAAATACACACCCGCAAGCCAAACCAATATTGAGAAGCGCTGGGTTGAGGAGCACAATTATGTCCGTGCCTCTGAGCAGCCTGACATCAAAGCCAAGCACGATATGTACAAGACGCATGGCTATGACACCACCAAGGAGGTCGTATGCGT